CGATAAAGATCGGAGCAGGAGCAATACGTGTACGATTCAACTGCCCATCCATTGTCGCTGACAATCGATATACCCCTGACGCGTCAAGATCGTATCCGCGTGGAGCCTGTAAAGTCTCGAGCGTTTGAATCGGAACAACAGAAGGAGGGGGAGCCCCTGTGGATAAAAGCTGTGCAATCGTTTGCGGCTGACCAAGCTGCTCTTCCAGTTGATCAATGAGAGCATCGGCGTCTCGTCGACTGCGTTCTTCTGCCAACCTGCGAACAGCCGATCGTAGGTTACGAGTTCGTTGTACTTGTCCAGGTACAGTCTCGAGTGTTGATAGCGCGGCACTGAGGTTTGCCTCATTAGTTCGCCATCCGTCAGCCAATGTAGCCATTACATCGGGATCTTGGATAGCGGACCAAGCCGCTCTATGGTCTTCACGTCCACCAGTCTGAAGCGACTCCAACAACCGAGAAAGAATCTCTAATGCTGGGTCAATCGTTTCTTCGCTGGGCTCAGCATTATCTGCGCTGCGAGGTTCTTCTACCGTCGCTGAGCCATCACTTTCCATTCTCACCACCTACAAATAAAAGTCCAAAAGTTAAGTCGAAACATCAGTACAGGAACGCACCGCCTGAGCAGGGAACTCAGGCGATGCAACCCAAAGCTGGACCATTCCTGGGGGAAATGAGAACCAGACTTACCAACTCTATCGGGGTGATCGTTACCGTGTCAAACCCGAACACACTACATCCTGTTATACTTACCTCACCGTCATAAGGAGACACCATGGCAACGACAAAGAAAACGACGAAGGCAAAGGCTGCACCAAAGAAAAAGGCTGCACCAAAAAAGACCGCACCAAAGAAAGCAGCACCCAAAAAAGCTGCACCTAAAGCCGCGCCGAAGAAGGCTGCCCCTGCACCAGCACCAGTAATGAAGCACCGCACACTACATGTAGCTACCAATGCAGGACAGTTTTCAATCAACTTTACCAGTGATAGTCGTTTTGAAGAAGCACTACGGATTGTCACAGAAGCTCCAAAAGATGGTGGAGGTAGTCGCACCCCTCCCGCACTACGAAAGTTAGTAGGAACGAATGGGACGTTTAGTTTCCGAACGGTAAGAAACCATTCAGTAGAAGAGCATTAAGTCTTTGGTGTCCAACCGTTGTTGAGATCATCCAGTAAGATCTCGACGGTCACAACAACGGATTGACACTTGGTGCATTTACGCCTTCGACATACCCAGTCGCGGGTGTACCAGGAGACATGTTCTCTTACGAGACCTTGCCCCTTAAACGTGGCGGTTGAATCACTATGACGTGAATCAACCACCTTCGTTTTTGCTCCACATAAGGCGCACCGCATAACGACTACGCTTTAGGTGATGGAGGTAGTGTCAGAACGTTACCGCTCTTCACTGTATAAAAACTACCATCTTCCTTTACGCGAACGTTATCAGGCGAAATACTTGACTTGATAATTTGCGACACAGTGTCCCGTGACATCAACTGAATGTCATCTTTATCGAAACCCATCTCTTCAAGTATCAAAGCACTACGGCTAGTCACTCGGAATCCACCACTCGCATGGTTGAGGCTGGTCTTACTTACAGGCTTCGTTTGTTCGACAACTTCTTCTACAACTTTCTCATCAGTAGATCCAAGCCAAGAAGCACTCACCTCGTCCATATCAATAATGGTCCAACCCTTAGGAGTCTTACCTGCTGGGCGCGTCGTACTTGCCATGACCACCTGACCATCGAAAGAAGAGAACCCACGCATAACGGAGGCCAACGTCTTACCATCCCACGCACGATCCTCTGGGATCAGTACAGCAGGGTAGTCATCGGGCAGACTATCTGTCACAGCCATCGCGATAGCAGTAACAACAGAAGTCCACTCGGCACCAGACAATGCAGCATGCAGTTTTCCGTCACGCATCAGACCCATGCGGAACACTTCACGACCACCATCCACAAGCTCAATATTAAAGTCCCACTGCTTTGGTAGGTACTTCTGAACACGAGATGAAAATGACTTAGCCTGCTCACCCAAGAGCTTACCAATCGCAACCTCACAAGCAGACTTAAGCTCCTTATAGGTTGTTGCATCTGCCTGCATACTAACGACTTTGTTACGAGCCGACGCAATATTGTCCCACTGAGAACAACTGACATCCATCTTGGTCAGAGCATCCATAGCGACTTGCAGTCTGGACTGAGCATCAGTAATTGGGATAGCTCGAGAATCCAAGTTCGTAATCGGTTTGTTGTTTAGCTCTTCTATTTCAAAGTCAACCGCTACAACATTTCTATCGAAGCCCACAATCCGCTCTTCAGTCAACCTAATCGACTCGAGCACCTGTTTAGACTTGTCCTCCCACTGTCTGTGCTGAGCCTGATAAAAGCCCTGGCAGTTCTTTAGATGCTTCAAACCAACACGAGAACTACACACAGGACAAACCGAAAGCTCATGCTTTACCGCGATGTCTACGATAGCTATTGCGTTGTCAACATTCTCACCCTTGTAAGGTAGTTGAGACTTGAGGTCCCTGAGAGAAAACTCAGCCTCGCTTTTACACTCCAACCAAGCATCGCGCTTCTTGTTTAGGGCGACCATCTGTTGATCTTTGTCGGCCTCACTCAAACCACCCTTCGCTTGGTTAACAGACAAGTCAAGTATCTCTCGAGCTTCTGCCACAGCAAAGCGCATCTTCGTCATGTCTTCGTCGCTTGGCCGAGCTTCTACTTTATCGCCAAGGCTCTCAAGTATAATCTCTGCACCCTTCGCTTCCTTCGAAGCCTCACGTTGTCTTTGACCCGCATAAGCCGCAACATCGATAAGTGTCTCCACCGACGACTTACCTCTACCTTTATGCTCTGCGATGTCTTTGTACTTGCCCTGCAGACTTTCTGGTAAGTAGGCAACAATGCTGTCTTGATCAATGTTGTTACCTGACCACGCCAAGAATGCCTTACGAGCAGACGCAGGAGAGCCTGACAAAGCCGAGGCCACCGATCGATGCACAAGTGTTGCTGGTCCAGGGCCATCATGCGTAGGTCGTTTAACTTTAGACCCCTCACGCTTGGCATTGAATGAAGCGACCTGCTGATCCGACAAGGTGGCTGAAACACCTAACTCATCATTAGGCGCAAGAGTCAACAACAATGCGGCGTCAGAAACAGCGCTTCGACCAAAGATATCATCGGCTGAACCTGCAAGAGCTAATTCAATTGACTGAATGACCCCGCTCTTGTGACTTGTATTTGATCCTACAAATAGTGTTCGTTGACTTAGATCAATCTTCCAAGCCTCCCCACCAGGTAGTGGGGATTTTAAATTACTATAGACGCTTTCTACATATGGTCGCATAAGTCCTCCAGGACAGTTGCTTTGGGTTGTTTGATTATTATAAAACTCTTACCGCATTGTCAAGACTCAAACACTAATCTAGCCCATGCGGTCCAGTTATCTTCTGGAATTTGTTCGACTGAAGTCACCTCCCTAAATGACTTCGAGTCTGGGCACCAAGCGTGTACGTGCTTCGATTCGTTCAAAAATCCCTGTAGTATCTGTGCCGTAGCTTTACCGACTGTCGGATCCTCAATCACTGAGTCCACCGGAACTATGACACCATGGTATAGAGGGGCGCCCGTGTAGTCTATACCGCAAGGAATATCCTCGCACCAGGCTTTCCATCCACCCAATGCCGCTGACCTATTTTCGTAGTCATCTCTGCCCGAGATAACGACTGCACTCCAACCATCACCGCTAAGAGATTCAGTTAACTCTTGGCACCAGAGTTCAATCTCTTCGGGATCATCCTGTTTGGAATGAGCTAAAAACCATTGTGACGTACTCATCGCAACTCCTAAACATCTTTTAAGCTTCGACCGACATCGGCTTCAGCAGTCATAGCAACCTCCCAACCAGGGATGGTTACCGTCATACACTCTTCAACAACACGTCGCGCCTCTTCGATAGCAGTCGGCAAGGGCTCTCCGCTTACAGGTCGCCAATCAGGAGCGAGCCCATCAGGTAAAGGCATCTCCACAGCGATAGAATCGTGGCACTGATGGATCATCCCAGTACCCTTACCGGCATAATCAAACGGAAACGCGTTGATTATCTCCTGTTCAGCCAATCTCATAATAGAAGATTCTGCGGCCAAGATAGGAAAGTTTACCACTTCGTTTTTCTTTCCGTCTGATAGAGGACCAGAACGTCTACCGAACACCGGCTCAAACATGTGACCTTGGTGCTCGTACGTTTGCACCATCTTCTTCCACGCACTTTCCCACTCAGGCTCAGCTTCCAACCACTTGTTGTGAAAGTGTCTTACCTCTCGTGTCTCGAATTTGAGATAGGGCATACGACCATCATCAGTCTCAGTACTTGTAAGTACTTGCCATACAGTGCTGGGATCAGCCCAATAAATAGACGCATAACGGAATGTCTTCATGACATCACGCATGGCTTTCGCTTCACCACCTGTAGGCTTCCGATCTAAGCTGAAACCATCAGGTCCCCAACCGCTTGCGTTCTTAAAGTCTTTTCCAAACACATCGTAAGCCAGCAGATTGTGAGGATCCTTACCTGTGTCAAAGCATTCCAGTAGTCGAGGTATCTGCCAGTAGCACGCAGTGATTCGAAGATGTGCTTGGTCAAGATCCGCTCCAACGAGTATCCGACCAGGAGGCGCAGCAAATACTGACTTTAATCTACCCTGACCCTTTCTATTACCAATGTTCTGAAGATTAGGTCCTGAGCTTGATAGCCTTCCAACACTCGTTACGTGAGCGTTCCAAGTCGAACGCACTCGACCATCTCCATGGACCAACCCCTTCTTCGGGTCGAAGTCCCTACGACGTAACGGAATCAACACCGTACCCAAAATCTTATTCTTCTCACGCCGATACAACCGAAGCTCTTTCACAAATGATTCTTGATTATGGTTCAATCTACCCGAAGCCAAATGAGCACGAAGAACTGCGTCCCCAGTCCCAGGCGCACCAGTCTCCGTGTAAAACTCCCTTGCATCCATCGACGCTGGAATGCCCAGACCCCAACGCTCGTATAAGAGGTTTCGTATTTGGTCGGCACTACCTGGGTTCAACTCGTTTACTGAGTCGGCGTCTAAGTTTTTAAGTCCAACATCTTGTGCTAAAGATTGAAGGTTCTTGTACCTCTTCTTTACTGAGATGTCGTACTCGCACTCCAAGTCCATTCTGAGTTTCTGATCTACCCAGATACCTGACTTGTGCATCCCAACGCACATCTCTTGTGTGGCATGGTCAACTTCGTTTAAGTTCCATGGTCGCTCTATCGGCCACCCTGATGGCTTGAGTCCATCCGATATAGGTTTGAACGCACCAGCATTTGTCGCCGCATCAATAAGCGGAACGACTATCCGTGCGTTTACAGTTGAGTCGATAATGTTGTACCGAAGAAGCTCAGTGTCATCCTGGCTTCCTGTAGAAATCTTTGTGCCCTTCTCTGTTGTCTCCCACCGCTCGACATCTGTCAGCACAGAGCCAATAGTCTTCAAGCCTTTCGGTAAATCTGGGGCGCGGAAGCGCGCGTGAAATAATGTATCTACGAGAGGCGATGGCGTTACGCCAAGCTGTGCCTCAATGACCATGCGATCATAGTAACCAGCATTGTGACCAACCCAGACACGTCCATCAGTAAAAGCTTGTCGGAGGATCTCAAGAATCTCTTGCTCTTGGGAAGGTGGGTACAATCTTGTGTGCCCGTCAGTAGATAGAAGCCCCACCCCAATAGCGCGTGCGTTTTGAGAAACCGTGTCTCGTGACGCTGACCCCCGTTCATTCAAGTCAGGGATAGCTATGGCAATCGTGCGAAGATTACACTCAAGAGGCTCAATCCCGTCGGTCTCTACATCGTAAGCCCAAAAAGGAGCGGGCTGAGCCAACCACTCCCGAAGTTCTTGTGGTGTTGGGTTGATAACAGAGTCAGGATCAGTCCACCTTAGAGTTCCATCAAACCAACGAAATGCCTTTGCCATGTCGGAGTGCAACACATGCCGCCAACTCGGAGCCCTTAATATAAAAGATGGGTGCAACATTGGTAGAAGCTTTCGCGTACCGTTCTCGGGAACCCAATCCCAGTTGTCGTCCACCTGCATGGGTCCACCACGCATTGACTGTATGCTGGATGACTGACCCGTCAGTGCAGTTGTGGCTGTCTTACCGAGGGTTATGACCTTGTCGTATTTAGACACTACATTTAATAGTCTCGGCCTACAGCAAATAGCTGGATGAGGGTAGGGATCCTTTCCCTGCTTCACACGTTTTCGGTTCAATCGATCTAACGATTTCTCCATTCTTCTCCAAGAACCTGATTCTTGGCCTGGAGGCTTGCATGATATGACATGGTCTAAGTCAACATCTGGGCGACTTCGATTAGACAACGTCAATGCATTTCCCCACTCACTCCCAGCACGACCAACAAGAGGTCGACCATGTTGTGTCTCATCTGGTCCAGGGGCTTCTGCAATAGCAATAATAGAGGCCCCCCGATGGAACTCTCCACCGACGGGCCTCCATTCATCTTTGTGTAGTGGTCCCTCTGGCCCCAAAGGGCAGATGTCGCATTTAGCACCACAACTCTTAGGGTTGAAGGACGACACTAATTAGCTCACGATACCTTGTGCCGCACTCGCAGGAGGAGGCAATGATACACCTGCAGGAGGTACAGGGGCGCCGTTAGTTGGAGTCGCCTCGACAACAGCAGGAGCTTCAGTAGTTTGTGAAGCACTTACCTCTGTCGTTGACTTCATAGCTTCGTATTGAGCTTTAGTCATGAACTTGCTGATCTCATTGTACGAGCCAGGTACACCCTTTTGACCGGGAACAAACTCAACGTAGGCCAAGCGACCGTTGTTTGTTTCAGCCAGGAACCAAGAGTCGTTAATCTCTTGGGCAGTCTCAATGTTTTCCTTGGAGTATCCAAGAGACTCAAGAACAGTTCGAAGCGCTGCCATGCGGCCACGAACTTGCTTATCAGTAAGACCTGGGAGAGCGTTACCGTTGTCGTCGTAAGGAAGGCTAAGGAACGTAAACATCTTGAATCCGTTCTCGAACTGTACGTGAAACCGACGAGTACCGGGCTTGTCGTTTGCTCCAGTCTCAATGTTTACGATTGATACGGGGTAAACACCTGGCTCAGGAACAGAAGATCCCAGAGAACTAATACCTTGAAATGCGCTGCCGGAAATTTTAATGGCCATGATAGGCTCCATTGTTTGGGTTGTTGGTCAGAATGACCGGGGGGTTAAAAATTAATTGCTTGGTGGAGGCGGCAAAGTTGGTGAGTTTGCTGCCTTTGTTTCTGTCTTTTGAAAGTCAAATAGAGACCTTTTAGCCTGCTGCAACAGAACGCCACGAGCGATGCCATCTTGGCATGCCCAACGTAGATGTAGCGGGTTGTCAGTCCGACCTGACACTGCTGACTGAATCGCATCCCGAACAGCAGTACCCTCCAACATATCGTCTGCTACAGATTGAGCAACCTCATCTTGCCATTCAAGCCCAGGAAGTCGACTCAAACGATAGTTACTTTCGCTTGCGCGAAGTATTTCTCTCAAGTTTCCAGGAGTCTTTCTGGTGCAGATACCTGTGCGATCACCGGTTACCCACTCAGGATTTGTCGGGTCGCAATAATAGATACTGGGGAACCATGGGTCTGGATAGTTGGGGTCCACCATGGCACGAATATTTACATCGCACCAAGAGGGAAGAGTCTCAACTTGGTTTCGCGAAGGAACATCTGGTCCACCAGGACAGAACCTACCGTCCGCATTTGTACCTGGCATGCGCTCGTGAAACGTCATCGCTAAGTGAACGCCGAGGTGTCGAGACAAATGAGCTATTTCAAGCAGGTATTGATTAAGTTGTTGGTAAGGAAAAAACCTATCCTTTTTACCGCTTCGACCTGTAGGTGCCTGATCAGTCCACTCCAACATCGATCGCTTACACATGTGACTGAGGTCATCAACCACCACAGCACCATACTCAAGAGCCTTGCCTGTGTCTGCGAGAGAACGAAGAAGCGTTACAAGCTCAACAAGATTCTTAGGTGGGTCGGGGTGAACTGATGGGGTGAACCCCAATTCATTTTGAGCAACAAGAGTTACTGCAGATGGCACACCGAGAAACAACGCCGTCGGAAATGCTGCAAGTGCGTCACTGGTTTTCTTTTGTTTTGGTTTACCGTAGATGGTAATCATCACGGTTGGAAGCTCATTATCAGATGTCATCAGTTTCTCCAGGTTGGTAATAGCTTTGGGTTGTTCAGACTAACAGACGCAGATTTTCTGCACCGGTCAAATTGTGGCTGCTTCGCCGTAAAAGCACATCTTAATTGCAGCACATGCACCATACCGACCGACGCAAGAAGTCTCATGTTGAACCTTCGGCCAGTTCCAATACTCAGGCAACTCAAGGTCTAAGCGTGCAAGATTGTGCTCAGCCCGCCAGAGCATGTCAGCAAAGTGTTTGTCTCTGTGAGGAGTTGCGGGAACCATCGGGCGCGCAACTTTCCATGGCTCTTGTGTCTGAATGAGGTTCAGTGCGACACCGCCGAACTCAGCACCATAAAGCTGCTTACCCATAATTCTAAACGCTGCAAACCCACCATCAACGGCATAGCCATCGACACTACCATTCACGGAAACACGGGCTTGGTGTTTGTGATCCCAGATAAAAATCTTTCCTGCGCGGTCGCGGATAACGAGATCAAGCCTTCGTGTGAGGACAATTGCAGCGCCGCAGTCAGGGTGACCAGGGCAGTTTAAAGGGCTAGGAATTATCTTCCCCCCATCAAAAGCCTTCACGGATACTGCCCTACGGTTAAAATGTTGGTCTTCAGGATGAACAACCCAAAGACCCCAATCATTATCCTTTGTCCCAAGAACTGCCGTAACTGGGTATTCGACGGCAACAACATCACCAGGACACTCAGGATACTTTTCCATATAGTTATGAAACGTTTCAATCATTCGGTCAAGGTACTGATGCCCACCGTTGGTATCGCACCAAACCTTTACGGCGTCTTCAGGGTCCAGAAAGACAGTGGGATCATCGTACCATGTCTCGTCGACCCAAACTCCAGAGGGTGTTCTTGCCCCCCAGATTGCATGTTGATGCGCCTGGATTACGTGACCCATGCTGCCACGAGTAAGGGCGCTGGCGGGGATTAGACTTTTGTTCAGTCGATTTTGATACGCAAACAACTGCGGACAACGGAAGAAAGATCCGATCCTTGACCACCCACGAGATGATCTACCTGCGTCAATAAGTAACTTAGTCACCCAACGTATCCGTGTTTTTCGTTATCCAAGCGATGGCGAGCACTGCGGGCAATTTTCCACAGCCTTCGTTTTTGAGCTTCCAACATTACTTGTCGGGGATCAAACCCATCTTGAACAAGAGATGCCCACGGGATTGTTCGACGGTAAAATCTTTCATCACTTAAGTCCACTACACTACCTCCAGTTTACTGATGATGCTGCTGACCAATGCACCTTCGTCTTCCATACCTAAAAGCTTGTCTCCTAATCCTTCAAGCTCATCAGCTTTTAAGAATGTTTCGATAGGACCAAACTTTTCAACCAATATCTCCACAACTCGCTCGTCGTAAGTACCTGTCGCCACAACTACTTTTAGAAGTGTGGCACTACCTCCGAGCCGGTCAAACCTTCCCTTCCACTGAACAAAGTCTCCAGGTTTCCAAGGAAGCATAGCGAAAATGGCGAGATCCGCAGTCTGCATACCGTCGACACCTGTTCCAACGCTTTGTCCTGTTGCGATTAAACAACACGGACCATTGGATTCCCGAAAAGTATCGACCATCAAATCCCGTTCTGATTCGGGCACACCCCCGTGAGCCATCCAGACTGGGACCTCGCCTAAGGCTTCATCTCCGCGCTTAAGTGCTCGACGCAGATCATGCTCCCACAGTTCTGTTTCGCGCCTTCGTGCAGTAAAGATAACAACCTTACCCCCTCCCTTTAAACCTTCTATCGCTTCAGTAACAACATATTTGCGCTTCCTGCTACACGCTTCAGCTAACCGCGCTTCTACAACACGTTCTCTTGCAAGGGGATTCTCTCGCGCTTCTCGGACAAACCCTCGCGTTGCTTGACCAAAGGTTTGATTATCACTCCACCGATCTGCGCGGTTAAGCTCAGTTGAACTTAAATAAACAACTTGAACACGGGTATCAGGTAGTGATGCATGAGACTCAGAGTAGGGAACCTCATGAACCAGGAACGAACACCGAGCCTTCAGTTCAGGCAGATTGCTCGAGCCAGTGTCATCAAGCCCACCATACTGACCGGGACGGGCGGCACAATACCGAGTAGCAAAGTTTGAATAGCTGTGTGAGAAGCCGCCAGGAGCAAGCAAATCAAGTTGTGACCACAGCCTGCGGGGCCTACCATCGTCAAGCGGAGTTGCGGTCAAGCCTATTCGAAGGTCCAAACTCTTCATGCGACTCAAGTCCATCGCAGCAACAGCGCGGTTCTCACGATCAATCGCAGAGTTTGCCCGATTGCTTGCAGCCGTTTTTCGTCTTTCGAAAGAGACGCTACCGTCAGCCTCTTGAATAGCAGTCCACCTTTTACGGCTCCCATGCGTGTGAATCTCATCCAAGATTAATACACGTGGCTCAAGACTTTTTACCAAAGACGATTTATCTGCAAGAGCCTCTGAGCCTATAATCACAAAGGGTCGACGTGATTCGTTCCAGCACTCCTCTATGTAATCTTCAAAAGTTTGATCTTTCTTACGGATCTCAGAGGAAGGTTTTACCCTGAAGGGTTTCAAGTGTGTGTACTCTTGGACCTGACTCCACCACACATGGCGAGCCTTGGCAGGGCAGACAACAAGAATTGGACCACGCCGAGCAAGAGAAGACATGATTGCGCCAAGTGTTTTACCTGAACCACAAGCCCAAACGTTCATCGACCAGGGACGCGTTCTCGCCCACTCGACACCCATAAATTGATATGGAGTAGCAATCTCCGAAACATGACTACGCAATTCACCAGAACGAATAAGCTCGTCTACCTTCTCAACACCACGCACCCTTAGAGCTTCAAGATCGTCGGAGTCGTTTGACCAACCTGTAATAGATTCGATGCCCGTCGCTAAGAAGTTGTATTCGAATCCGTTTTGAGCAAGTAATCCTTCGACTAACCATGCCGCGTGCAAGGGTGAATATATTTCGCAAGATACAATCTCCTGCCTCTGCTCATATGATGCATTTTTCAATCGAAACTTACGACCATACGAGCGACGACCGTATACCAGAGTACCAGGTACCAAGACCTCAAAACCTTCCAAGAAGGCGATATCCATAGGAGAATTCACAAAATATCGGATGTTCGGTTGTCCGTTCATGAATCGACAATATGCTAACCGTGACAGGGTGTCAAGGACTAAAGTTGACGTACCCTGTTTTTTGGGCTACCGTTGTGGTTCAACTGGAGACGGTATGTCGGATAGTGCATTTTCAAGATTTATGAGAAAGGCGAGAGAATCTAGGAAATGGTCCCTCGCGGATCTTTCTCGTTCAGCAGGTTTGAGTCAGTCTGAAGTAAGCAGAATTGAATCAGGGGCAAGATTGCCCACGATGAGACACGTTAAGGGGTTAGCTGAAGCATTTTCTTCTTCGCCCAAACAAGGTAAGAATGAGCCTGTTCGATACGAAAGTTGGGTCGCTCATTTGGTTGATCTCGGAGAACGTGCAAGAATTGATGCCAGGAGTGGACCTGGTCGGTGGTCACGCCGATGAGATATGTAAGACAAATGGACACTGCAGAAGAATTAGTATCACTGTACCTCATTAAAGAGAACACACAGCAACTCCTCTACGCGCTTGAAGACCTTGGTTATGACAACCTGGAGATCAATGAAGTGGATGGTGGATATGGTTTGTTTTTTGAGGATGTACTACTTGCTGTCGGTTTAGATGATGATCCACTTGAGGCAATAGAAAAGCTTCTCGATCGGTCAGCCGATGTTTTTTATCATGACATTATAGAAGCGTAGTTCAAATAATGCGTTATCAAAGCTTGTCGTTAACGCGACATAATCCACTTTTTGGTGGTGGTTTACATTTTGATCTTGGATAGGCCGAGATCAATTTTATCTCGTGGATTAAATTTACCTCACTTGAGTGTCATGGCTTGAGTGGGGTATTCTTTTGCCATGGCAAGATGCGGACGATGCGGATTCTATAAATCCTACAACGGAGTTAGCAAACAGGCAGGGACCTGTTTAATGTACCGGGGTCTCCAGATTCCAGAGGATGCTCTTTGGGAGCATCGGATATGCTCTGAGTATCTCCAGAAGATTCCTGATTGGACTCCTGAAGATCACTTCGACTTTGAATTGAAGCGACATGGTGTTGAGCGCAATTGGCGTGCCAGTAAACGAGCCCTGGTCTTTTCTTGTTGCGCATTATTTATTTCTCTCGCTGGTTTAGTATTAAAACTTTTATGATCGACCAACTCGAGCCGTCAAAATATCGAGCTTAGACACAATCTGCTCTTGAATTTTGTTGCGGACCTGAAGAAAATCTTTCGCCTGAGCCGTAGTTTCAGCTCGAGCTTCTTTAATCACGATGTCATAACGCTCACGCATCTTCTCAATACGATCATCGTACTCGTCATTAATCTCTTTAAGTTGCTTCTGGAAATTCTCTACCAACCCATCCATTCGTTTCTGCATGGTAAAAAACTGATAGATTAAAAATGCGGCAAAGACACCAAGGTGTCCATCGTCTAACAGTGATTCCAGCACTGCTTCCACTTAGAACTCCGGTTCATCAATCAACGTATACGTAAAGCTGTTACCCCACTTCTCTTTCGCCGCATAACAGATAGACATAAACTCTTCGAAGTCAGCGCTGTGACTAAACACCTGGCATCCAGCAGACCACTTGTTCACTTGCGTTGAGTCTGTTCCGGCTTTGTGGATGTTGATTCCAAACATGCCTTCAGTAATAGACTGTACATCAAGATCAATAATGTCGTCTTTATTGTCATCCCGATAAGTCTTGACTGTACCGTTCCTTTGACAGAGCGCATCGTATCGTCCCTGGTGCTTATCGATCTTCCACACAGATCGATACTGACCAGGAACAAGTATAGCAGTACCATTTACGTTTGATGGATTTTCGAGCCAATACTTTCCAGGCTCAGTAGTACACTCCCAAGTGCGGACTATCCATCCATTCTCGTCTTTAAAGACTACACAGATACGATCATCAAAGCTGTTTGCCTGATGATCTTTGCTTCGAATACCAATGATGTTCAGGTTGTATTCACCCGTCTCAAACACGGCGTGGCCAAGAGAATCAACATAGTCAAGAATAAGCGGTCTCATTAGTTGCAACTCGCGTTAGTTGCGGCACAAATCTTGGCCTGATTAATCGCTTGCTGCTGTTGAACTTCAAGCATCTTGCCCATAAGTTCTTCCATCTTATCGAGGCGCTTTTCTACACCCTCGATTTTAAGATCGACAACTTCTTGTTTGCCCTCTTTAGATTCAAGGACTGTTACCCGACGATCAAGTTCTTCAGTTTCCTGTGCCGCAGACTCAAACGAAGTAAAAGCAGCACCCGCCGCAAATAGAATCGTACCGCAAGGAACAGCAAAGTCTTTTAAGTTCATTTTCCTGCTCCCGATGTGTAGTGATATGTAGCCCCTAACCCGGCAGTAACAATACCGACGATCACTATTGTTTCTATTCTACCAAGCCAACGCTGAGTTCCTGGTCTTTCTAACCAAGGTTCTGGCTGAAGTTCAAGGTATAACCTATCTTTATACCAATCTCTTTCTCTTCTAATCTCGGCTGTGTCTATTTTGTAACGGGCGCTAAGGTTCTCTGCCCACGCTTCAGTAGCGAGCAGGTCTGCATACTGAGAAAGCGGCACTGCAACTGCAGAGCACTCAGCCGAAGTCAAATCAATTGCGAGATGCGCAGGAATAGCTTTGCTTTTTGTGATGCCATAGTTGCGGCTGCATTCTCCTGCGACGGGCTCAGGCGCCTTTGGGCGCTCAGCAGGCTCAAGTGCAAGCGCGGCAGAAACCATGAACAAGGCTATCATCTTTTTCTCGCATTCCCACGAGATGCCAAATCATCTGCAGGTGATTCACCTTCTACATCACTCACAATAGCCTTCAACTTTTCTTGAAACTCTTCATCACTTATTTTTCTCGCGACATCGGCCACAGTATTTTTCGGTGGCTTTGGACTTCTGTTAAGTTTCTTACCCGAAAACTTTAGCCTCAAAAATGCTGCAATAGCCGCAAGAGCACCAACAAGAACCAAGGTAAAAGTATCAGTCATAACCATTCCTAAGATGCAATCAGCTTAACTATTACCGCTCCAGACGGTGATGTAGTATCTTCTGGTGCGTTACTTGTAGTACACCACATCGTAAGCCCTGTACTGTAGGGTTGACCTTCAGGTAAAGAGTAACAAGCCTTACCCGCCTTAGGAGCCTTAAACATCCAGGTTGGGACTAATGTGCCTGCCGACCCCGCTGATTGCGCATCTTTAATCCTGAGGTACACCGAATTGTTTGCGTTTGATGTGTTGTCGATTTCAACCAAATACAACGTACCTGAAGTGTTACCTGTAACGTGAGCCTCAACTGATGAGTCCGCGTCAAAATCAACAATCAGTATGCCACCTAACTCAGATATTGTTGTCGTTTTTGTTATCGCCATAAATCACTCAAGTGCAGACTAACGTAACGTTAATGGTTCCTGAAAAACTTGTGTTGTCGTCTTCAGCACCATTATTGCTCACCCAAAACTCAAGTTGCTCAAATGCAAACCCCGTAGGAATTTGAATTGACCGAACAGATTTGTTGAGCCCACGCAAAATAAACTCCGTATTTGAAGTTATTTTACTGTCTAAAATATGAAGCGTAAGGTTTGAGCTACTTTGAGCCGAGTCTAAATATGCCGCGTAAAGAGTACCTGAGCCACCCGTAACATTTACTTGATGAGTGGTGTCGGTGATTCCAGTGCATTGAATGACTTTATAGTCAACCGCATCATGGAATCCTGTAATTTTTAACTCTGCGGCCATAGATCACTACTTCTTGCTAAGTCCGAGCGCACTCATAGCTTTTTCCGCTGAATCGCCCGCAATATAAGCAAGACCAAGGTACAACCACTGGTCAGATTGAAGCATGCCAGCAGCAAGAAGCCCAGTACCAAGTGCAAGTACAGCAAGCCTACGCCAAGAGACACGCTTTTGAGAGCTAAAAAGAGAGTTAAGAAAACCTTTCATAATCAAGTTCCTCCAAGAACTGTAACTGTAACCGCAGCCGCAGGGTCTGTTTGACTGTTTGCGCTTGAGGCGGCTGTAGTTGTTGAGATAAAGCTAATCCCAGTGCTAAATGCTTGGCCGTCGGGGAAAATGTAATAGCACGTAGAGTTAGCTGGACAGTAGAAACGCCAATCAGGGTTGTTACCTAATGTGTAAGATGTTGCTTGCTGTACCTTGACGTAAACTGCTGAGCCTACGGCTGACGCATCGATCTTCCAACAGTAAAATTTACTCGCCTTGGTAGTACCAGTAAAGATATTTGCGCCAGACCCTGATGCTGTCGTGTCTGACGCTGTATCGATTACCAGAGTTTCAGCGAGACGCTTAGGTATATTGGTTACTTTAATTGCCACGTCGAACTCCTAAGATACTGTCATGGTAAGTTTAACAGTTCCGCTGTTATTTGTAGTTGTCATAGCTGTTGAACTATCTGCGCTGCTATCAACCAAGGCCACACTTAGAGCCGAAAAATACAGCCCGGATGGGTAGTTTAGTCGGATAATTTGATCTTGTGCCGCTTTAATAATTACGTCTGGTGGTGTCGTACCCAACGTGATTGATGCCGTTTGAAGCCAAATTTTCAGGTAGTAATCATGATTGATGCCTGACGACAGATCTAAATTCAAATCATATAGTGTACCTGCTGAGCCAGTAACATCAATGATTGGGTCGTTTGTAATGCTGCTATCGTTCACAATTGTGTAAGGCAGCACACTTCCAGCAAACTTTGCGATTTTAAGATTTGAACTCATAAATTATCCTATCCTATACAGGTAAAAGTACATTACCAATCATAGCAACACATTTAAGTGATGCTCCGGCGCCAGGGTCGCCGCCTTGTTTCGAGAAGCTATCTGCGTTGTCTGTACTCTTTAAGATGTCACCGTCCGTACAACCAACAATAAACGTACCTGACCCATCAGTACCAACACTGGTCGCGTTTCCGTGCGTGTCAGAACTTAAGTCAGCGTTATTGTGCTCAAGCGTTATTGTTTTGCCGTTTACATCAGCCGCCCAGAATTTCTGAGACTGCACAAGAACTACTCGGCCACCACCGCTAGCCATATTAGTATTTAAACTAATTCCGCCAGAAGAAGTTAATGTTGTTTCGGTGCTCCAATCGGTATCATCAGACAACGAACAAGAGAACAGTTCTCCGGCACTCTTAATAAAAGCAACTAACGAACCATTGGTTACTTGAAGAGCGCGTATGTCACCGGGATCGCTGCCTCCTGAGTCCACCAGAGTGTGAGCTAGATCCCAAGTTGCACCACCATCTGAACTTTTAAAGATACGTTGTCGTTGCGCAAAGTAAAATATTCCGCCATCACTAGTGTTTAAGCCTGAGTAGACGATGGCATAACAACCTGTATTCTCAATGTCTGTAGCCCCAGAGACATCCACACTACTCCAGTTGGTGCCGCCATCAGTAGATCTAAATACATTGTTTCCTTTGGGTGAGCTACCTGTCATTTGACCAACAGCAACCCAAACACCGTTTCCGTAAGCAACATCAAACAAACGATAGTCGTTTTGTATTGCGGTCCAGGTAGTCGAAGAGTCCGCTGCATTAGGGGCACGCATCATTTCGCCATTGTCGGTAGCGTTAGTAATTACGTACAAAGGGTTATTGCTATTATCTTGACCGTAGCCAAGTGATAGTGGGTTTACTGACGCCCCTGGTGGGTTGATGCCTGCATCGTAGTTGGTCCAAGAAGTTGTGTCAGAACTAGCGGCGAATGCAATGTCTCGAGCATTCATTGCCGTTATCCAATATGTGGCACCAGATGCAGCAGCAGTCATGTCATTGATCTTCTCAATACTGCTCTTCGCAATATCGTTGATCTTTTCAATGCTGCCTGCGGCAACATCGTTGACTTTTTCATAGTCTGCCATCAAGCAACCTCAATGAAGTCTGGGCTTGGGTTGAAATATATTTTATCTGCTGTGACAGCCCAGCCAATAACTTGAACCAGGTCACCATCTGTCGATGGCGCTGTTTGAGTTGGTGGCCCCTCTGCTTCGGGAGCGTAAAGCCTTCCAGCTACCGTGTAACTTGGGAACGTTCCCGCATCGTGGATGAATCCTTGAAGAAGAAACTTACCTACTGCATCTGCTGAAATATCATCCGCTGCCATCGCTACAGCAGGGATAGCTTCAGAGCTTCCGGCAGTCATGTTTACTTTGTGCATCTTAGAATCAGACGCTTTAAAATAAACTACGTCTCCTCGATTCAAGGCTTCACCCGCAGTAAAGACAGACGTGATCCCGCAGACGCTGTTATCGGCGAGCGCAGAATCGAGATTAATCGCTTTGAAGACATCAATGTTCTGAGAGGAGTCAACTGTCAAGGCAGGGGTTGTGCCGTGGGCAGTACCAACACCAATCTCAAGTATGTCAGTGCCGTCGTCTAATCCGATGCGGTAATCTTGAGCGTTACCGTCAAACACCAACATGGTGTCTTCTGCACCAGCATCACCAATCGTAAGTTTCGGGTTTGTTCCTGCGATAACAACGTCGCCAGAAAATGTAGTCAGTTGAGTATCATCGATACTCATTGCCAACTGCATACCTGACCCATTGTTTACCGAGACCTTAAACTGACCCTTAGCGTCGTCTGAAGAGCCTGAGTGAGCGCCCTCAATCTGACCCAACGCGTTACCGTCATGATCAGCGAAAAGAACCTTAGACTCTGCGCCACCATCAGTATGCTCATTCGTTGTGTTTTGAACCACAACAATTGGGGTAGCATCAGATACCTGAAGAATCTGGGCCGGAGCAGCAGTTCCAATACCGACGTTACCACCGTTAAACAAAGCCGCAATGTTGGTGTCAGCACCGCTTACGTTAACATCAACACCAACGTTAACTTGTGTCCCTGAAGTCCCGCCAGTCAGGTCGATGTCTAAGCCAATGTTATTGACTGTACCTACCATCGTCGGGCTGTCAGAGTTGATATCTACATCAAGGCCGACATTGTTTCCGGTTTGACCCGAAGCAATGATTCCCGTGGCATCGTAATCAATTTGTGCGCCAACAGTTGTGTGGTTTGTCGTCGCCGTGACATCCGAGTTTACCAAAAGCGTCGTACCATCAAAGGTAAGCTTTGACTCTGAAGTAACCGTCCCATCACCATCATCAGTCAGAATCTGATTGTTTGCACCGCTAACACCCACGGCGTGCAAGTCACTCACGCTAAGAACGCCAGATGACGCAGATAGTCCAGTTGACGCCGCCGTACCAGCAATCGCTGTAACCAGGTCAGCAATCGATTCTTTCTTAGATCCGTTACTGTCGTCGGCGTCAATAATAGCAATACTATCGTTCGCGACAGATACCGCTGCAGCACTTAACTCATCGAGATCAAGCGCAACAGATACGGTGCCACTGCTACCACCACCAGAAATACCATTACCTGCAGTAACACCAGTAATATCACCAGTAGCAGGCGCTTCACCCACAAACTTTGCGCCATCCCATGTAAGAACGTCACCGCTTGACATAGAGTCTTGGCCAATCTTCGTGACATTACCTGAGCCATCAAAAGTAATTGCTGCAGTTCCGCCAGCTTCTTTCAGCGATCCACCGTCGTCGATGATGATGTCACCGGTAGTTGTAATGTCACCTGACGCCGTAATAGCAGCAGCCTTCAAAGCTGCGTCGGTTAAGGTCAGGTCTCCACTACTGGAACCCGTTGCGCTCGTAGTAGAGATGACCCAGGTGTCCGCACTCTCGTCCCAAATGATAGCAGCGTTAGTTGACGAACCACGCTCGACAATAATCCCAGCATCACCCGACGGTGTACCAGTTGTACCATGAGCAAGCTCCATGATTTTGTCTTCAACCAAAACACTTGTACTTTCGACGGTCGTAGTTGCGCCCTCAACAGTAAGATCACCCTTGATAGTTACACTACCAGAAGAATCAGCCGTGACCGATGAGTCAAAAACATTTCCCGTAAGGTTACCTACCGTACTCATCAGGCTCTCCAGTTCAGTCGAATGTTTTCGGCCACACAAGCCGCGTTAGCCTTAACGGCGACATAAATCGTCCCGCTAGAAGCGTTAGTTACCGTAGTATCAAAGTGATAGTCTTTGTTGATCGTAAAGATGACACCACCAGTAGTTGATGATGCCGCACTCAAAGTTACAGTCTGAGTTGCGCCGCCAAGAGCATCAGACGTAATTGGTATCAAACCCGCAGAGTCTCTCGCCATAAAGAGTGTAATTGTGTCTGAAGCCGCAATAGAGCTAAGTTCAAACTCTATCGACTCCAAAAAACAATCGTCTGGAACCGCCGTCGACTTGTTGTTCGCAGCAAGAGATGTAATCGGAAACACCGTGTAGGAAGTTCCTATACTTCGGTCTACGGCAGAGCACGAGTAGCCAAAGGTACTAAATTGTTTGATCATTGGAATAACTCCTGGCGCAACGTCTACGCCATTGTAACATTAAAAACTTATCGAGCATCTGGAACAGTAGAACTAAAAACATCATTTTAAGTCCTCACTCTTCAGAGTCTTCTCCAGTACAGCAGGGCTTTCTTCTTGTGCCCGGTACTTTTCTGACATCGCTGTCCGTTCTCTTGTAGTCTCTCTGGTGTCCAGACCGCTGGCAAGACGCACCCATCGCTGTATCTCACCCCGAACGCCCGCAGCATCTTCGGCTCCCGTTTTGTCTGCACGGAGCAAAATATCATTAAGCTCGCCGAGGGGACTATTTACGAACAGCATTTGACCGACACCCGGCATCATGTAGTACTTTTTACCTGGCTGAACATCTGAACGAATAGGCTTTCGAGGTAGAGATTCAGGCTCCTCTCCTTTTTTCTCCGCCTCTTCTTGCTTGAACATAAGATTAAACAAATCTTCTTTTTCGTCTAATTCAAGCAAATCAATATTGGTCCAGTCGTAAAAATTAACCAAATCAGGGTGGACTCTTTTCGGAATAGTCGCACCGCCCGTACCTAAAGAAGCCTGTATTTCAGATAAAATCGGTGCTCGAGAAGGGTTCAATAAAGCGTTTAGCGGTGTTAAAGGACTAATCGCTTCGGATCCATCATCTTCGTCAGTAAACCAACGATCACCCATATCCTCAATTTTTTGTAGTGTAAGGAGTTTTGCCGAAAACAAGTACGCTCCATGATTAAATCCGGCTGCGTATGTTGTATCGGGTAGGAACAAAGAAAAATACGGAGCCTCCGGACTTCTTGACCGATACAAGTCATTCCAAGCTTTTATACTTTTTTGGAACTCTATTGGTGGCTCATAATTAGTTTCTGGACCTTTATAGTCTTCAGGAAAGTATGGTAGATCCAGGCTAATTCGATCCCTAAGGTAAGTTGCTTTACTCGATTTATCCGGTCGAGCAAAATAATACGCAGCCAACGCGCGTCGATCTAAAGCCAAAGACTGACCATCTTCACCTTTAAGTGCCGCTGCGATATCAATAATTTGTTCTTCTATATCGGGATCAACCTCAAGAGCTTTACCACCAGTAAAACTTACTTGAGAAAACGAAACGTACAGTCTAATTTGTTCTTGAATTGGTGGCGGTATCTTACCGTTTTCACCGTACACATCTTGTAATTGTTTCTTCAGAGAGAAATAACTTTTTTTCAGGTCAGGCGGCAGTGAATCAGTCGCAACACCGTTCTCATCTACATAAGCGTCATAGGCCAAGTAACTGAGGTATTCGCTACCCTTATCGTAAGCTCGACGCATAACACCTAAACGATATGCGCCCTCAGGACTGAAAATCGTATCGAAGATTTGCCTATTAGCGTTTTTCTGGAAAGCCCAGAAGGGGAAGAAAAGATTAAGGAGAAAGTTCCTATCTGCTTTCGACATGCTACCGGCGTAATCGTACAGAGCATCAATACTTATCTTTGCGGCTGTTTGAGGATCAAGACCACCTTCCATCAAGGTAATCATACAACCTAATCGTTCACGCTCTGCCCAAGCTTCAGCAATATCCTCTGAAGCTCCTTTGATGTCGCCCAAGATATCCTTACCCATTTGGGTCAATCGACCGCTATCTTCACTGGTCTGAAGAAACAAGTTGCCGACATTCTGAATTTTAGTTCCCAGTTGACTCGTATCAAAGGAAGCAAAAATACCCGCCTCAAGAGCAACCCGACGAATATCTTCGTTCCGGTATGGTTTACCACCAAGGATTACAATTCCATCTTTTCCTTCGAGAATAGGATTAAGCTTGATGTGCCATTTAGACCCACGAGTCAGTTTGCCCGCCCACTCGGCTCCCTTGTCCCCACCAGCCTGAAGAGCCTGACGAAAAGCTTCGACCGATTCTCCCTTACCCGACCGACGAGCAGCAAACACAGCAGCTTGACCAACTGGGTTAGATAAGACGTTTTGAGTAAACAATCTGGTGGATGAAATAAGAGCAGTTCTAAACCCAGCCTTAGTCGCCACCTGGTTGAAATGGTCAAACTGGTTCATCCAAAAGTACCGAGACTTCAAAACAAAGTGACCACGAACCATGCGAGTCTTCATGTACCGGTAGAACAACGCAAAGCTAAGTGCCGTCGAACTGTTTGTACCGCCACCAGAAATTATCTTCTCGGGGACAGCAGCAATCTCGTTAAAGGCTGAGATAGCATCCATACCTTCAACTTTCAGCAAATCAGGATCCTGTGCTTGCGAAAGCGCCATGCTGAGTCTACGTCTTGCTGCTTCTGGTACGTAGATCTTGATGCCGTCAAGATTGTAGCCTTCGACAACCTGGGGATTGTAGCCAAGAGACTCAAACGCATTTTTCACCCGCACTGAATCCGCAGGATCAATTGCTTCCCCTACAATGTACTGACGCATAGATGTTGCGAGTTTTTCATCTGCGGCAACACCAAGCTTGACCCAATCTTTTTTCGCTGCATCCGCCATACCGTGACCGTGAATCAAGATGGCAATACGGTTAGCTACTCGCGGATCGTCAGCAAAAAATTGATTGATGTCCTGGTAAATACCATTGAAAGTATTCTGAGATGTTTGAGCGGTTTTTCCTTGTAGCTTTAGTGTTTCACTAAACAAGGTCAGATTACCGTTGTTGGCGGGGTCAACTCTTCCGGTAACGTTACCGTAGTACATAAGAATTTCTAATAACCCGCCAGGGTCCAACCCTTCTGCGGGTTGAGTAAAAAACTTTGGTTCTATCCGTGTTGGTTTAAGACCTGCTGCCTGGAACGCCTCACTGACAAACCGAGACGCCTGAGGCCCGTTAATAATGTCATTAAAGGCTTCAGAAATTTTCCCTCGTTCTTCAGGAGAAAAATCATTCATTACCTTGGCTGTCTTACCTGGACCCTTAACCAACCGAACACGACGAATAAATGTTTCAAGTAAGTCCAAGTCGTCTTTATCGATAGACTCGAAATAACGTTTCAACATATTCGCGACTGAAGCCATCGAGTCGTGACCAGCACTAATCGCGGCACGACCACCCTTCGCAAACTTTACGCCTTTCTCCCCTGTCACAAGGCGAGTAAGATTTACGATGTCTCCCTCTGCGACAAGCGTTACAGCATCACCCACGGCCTGTTGAACTCTTCGAGCACCAGCCATAATCGCGTCGCGAACAATAGGCGGCAAACCACGCATATCGTCAAACGCGTCACCACCAAGATACATCATTCTCATGGCCCGACCGAAGCCACTACGACTAACGGACTGATCAACCATTTCTGAGGGGGTGCGTTCTTGTATTGTTTTTTCTACGCCACCAAGAGGTATTCGACCAACTTCCTGTACTTCGAGCCGCTTTGCCTGCTCCAGGCTGAATTGAATATCAGCCAGTTCGTCTAAAGTGAACTCTTTCTTACCGCCCTTAACGTTAGATGCCGTCCAGCCCCTGATAGATATTGGTCCAGGTAGCTTAATAACCGCGTCTTCTTTACGACCAGAGTTATAAGCTTCTGCTGCTTTAGTGAATTGTTTCTTCAGATCTTTCTTAGAGATTGGGTAACCCAGGCGGAAGCTCTCTCGAGCAATCTCATCAATCATGTCGACTGAGGTGCCACCCAACTCAGGACTGAATAGTGCATCCTTTGCAATTGAAACAATGTTCGGCATCCCTACACGCTTTGCGGGGACGCGCAGAAGGCCGTCCAGGGACCGCTTTAAATTAGAATCAATATCAAGTGTTGCGCCGTCAACCTCGGCACCTTTTAATGCCGCGTACTTGTCGGCAACCCACTCACGTACAGTGCTGAATGGGCCAACGAGTTCCGGTTTATCAGCTAAACCAGACTCAACGTACTCATTGAATGCCTTAGCGAACTCATCTTCAGCCCGCTCAATCGATGCGGCATCATCTGCCGTAAATGACGCACCCTGATATCCAACCTTAATACCCTTTGTCGCCAACCAAGCGACAACAGCTTTCATTCCTTTCTCGTCAAGATCTCTACGCGCAACCTTACCAATAGCACGCACAAAATCTTCGACCGTCGCAGTGTCGCCCACGGCACGAATAATCGCTTGACCATTCTCAAGAAACTCTACGACAAGCGGGTCACCCGCAAACTCAGGTCCCTTTTTAATAAACAGTGGTACCTGCTCACCAATCTTACGCTCACTGTTACGTAGAACTGCAGAGTCTAAATCAACCTTAGCAAGGTCTCTGGGGCTGATAAAAAATGCGTCGACTAAGTTACCTTGAGCGTCCTCAACTGGTTTACGATCAAATTTAACCCCTAATTTCTCTAATGAACCATATACCCTTGTAGCTTCTGCATTAGGAGTAAGGTCGCTTAGAAAGCCTACTTTTTGATCCTGCGCATACTTAAGTGCTCGAAGGTAAAGATCAACACCCAAACCCTGACCACGAAGTAATGTTGGTATTTCAACCGAGTCTACCTTGAGCACAGGAGAATCAAATGCGGTATCAACACGCAAAGAAATTCCACCACCTTGAGCAGCATCTTCAATAAAGGGCGAAGACAGTTCAATCAAATCAGTCGCAGCCCTTGCCTCAACCGCAGACTTAAGCACGGGGGTCGCGTCGGCTGAAACATCTGCAAACCGAGCCGCACCACTAATAACTTTTTCGCTCGCCACAATCGCTCGAGCAAGAGCGTTGGTCTCCCCGTCTCCTCGGAAACCAAACAACTTCGCCACGAGTCGGGTAAATTTATTCCACGCCGTCTTCTTAGGGGCGACTTCAATATCACTAAGGATTGTTTGAAACCGACGATTAGTCATCGCATAGGTAATAAATTCTTCTGGTCTACCCTTAATATTTGAAATGACGTTTTGAATTCGCTGAGCTTCGACACCAGTTAAGTCAGTCAACTGGCGCTCAAGAATCACCATGACTTCGTCGTTCAAAGACTTCAGTCCCTTAACGGAAGCATTGTTGGGGTTTGACGTAATGAATTTTGCTGTAGCGGCATGAAGTAACTCATGGGTAATTACCTCTTCGGACAAACCCGTCTTGGGCCAGTTTGCGCCCCGAACCAAAACACTATTGTCAGCAGGATTAAACTGCCCAACCGCACCTCGTGCCTCAAGTACGACACCATCTGTGTCGTTAAGGTTGTCAACCACACTAAACTTAGGTGGATCCTTTCGTAGCGTCGGTAAGATTCGACGCATAATGGTACGAGTTGAGTCTAATTTTGCGTGTTTAAAAAGAAACTCTGCAACCTCAACGCCGCTCTCCATTGCATTAATATGATCATACAATTCACGAGCAGGCATCCCACCGTCAGCCGCACCAAATGTTGCTTGTGGTCCAATCTCTGCCCCTTCAGATGCACGAGTTTTTAGTTTTGGCATCTTCCGGCGTTTGGGTACATTTGCAATTGGGCCTTCCGGAAATGGTGTCAGCAACTTATTAAGTTCAACATCAATTTTTGACGCCTGGTCGACATCACCCTCCATAGCCCTACGAATTCCTGCAGGAAGTTTAGCTGTAGTCCTCGCCTCTGGTTCCTCAATATCTTTTGGTTTTGGTTCCGGCTCAGGTGCCTTGCCTGTTGGTGGGACTTTAGTGTCTGCAACTTTTTTCGCCTCAGACTCAGTTGGGGCACGAACTAAACCAGCAAACCGTTCACGAAAACTATCAGCTACTGTGCGACTACCCTTACCCTCGACTCGCGTATCAGCAAGCTTCTTCATCTCCTGGTCGAGAAGTCGTGCAATCTTTAATGCGTCATCACCCTCCAACTCAGGAAACTGACGGACGACTTCGTCCATAAACTCCAAAGATTCAGGAGAAAGCTCATCTCGGCCAATAGCTTTGTACCTATCGGTCAATTGGACCAAAAGTGGTTCAGCTTTAATGGATGCTTTGTTAGCCACTCTTTCTCGTACAAAAGCTGCCGCAGCAGCACGAGATTCAAAGTTAGCCCGGACGGCACTTATAGCTTTTTCTGTCGCGTTTCGAGCATCGTCAACAGAAACCAACTTCGCAGACTTTCGAGCTTTCTTTGCGTCGATTATGGTTTTTACAAAAAGTCGTTCTGTTTGATCAAGGAACTTTTTACTGTCATCTAACTCATTAAATTTAAGGGATTTAACAAGATCAGTGACCGTCTCTTGCCACTTTTTAGGGTCATCACGAAGCATCCTTGTGCTACTTGAGTCGTCAAGAAATCCCAGTAGATCAAGAACAGATTGACGTTGAGCATCACTCAAGCCTTCTTCGTCAGGAGCCAAGGGTGTTTT